GACCTTGGTTCAACTTAACCAAGACTTCTGGGTACTGGGTGAATACGATTGTTGAACTTGCAACGAATGCTGTTGCAGGAGGCTGATTTAACACAACAGTTGTTGCGCCAACAGAAGCAGCGGTATCAACAAACACACCTGAAGCAATAACCTGACCATTAGACGCCAGTGAAGCAACGTCCGTTCCAACAGGAAGAGCGGAAGTCAACGCAGAAACAGTAATCGTGTTGGTAGAGATACTTGCAAAAGTTGTAGTACCCAACGAAACGGCTGTGTCTGGCACAACGCCAACAATACGCAAAGGCAAAGTTGTGGTTACTGGGGTGTCAACAGGAGCCAAAACAGCGTTAGCCGAATTGCCCGTATTGGTGCTACCAGTGTTATTAATTGCCGATACGTTACAGCCAACCATTGCGTTAGCAGCGGAAGCCATAACTACGCCAGAAGAACAAACAGCAGCTTTAAACACTGCATCTGGATCATCTGATACGTACGCTTGGCAATCACCAGCCAAAGTACTGGCGGGCCAGTATTGACTAAAAGTTTTTTGCTTAGTTACTGGGTTAGTGAAAGTGCAACCCAAGAAAATACCAACGGTCTGGTTTAAACCTGTGCCAGTAGATACTGAGGCACGAGTTAGTTGACCGCGATTAAGTACAACGAAATCGCCATAGAAAATGTCGGTTGCGTAACCGTAAACGATGGGATACATGCGGGTTGAACCTGCAAATACTTGTCCACCGATCAAATTCGCTGGCTGTAGGCCGTAAGGCTTGTCTACAACAGGATATGCCATAATTTGCTCCGAAAAAAAAATTTAAATTAACCTTTACCGTTACCGAACGATATCGAAGATTTACGTTCTTGGAAGAGCGGCATCCTCGGATCGTTTTCACGCATAAAACTGTTGTCGATTGCAGTCGTCTGAGCTTGAGTTTGGTTGTCGAAATACTTATTTCGTTGTTCCACCAACTCCGTCGGAGTCTTGCACAGCAACAATCCACCAATCTCGATGTTGTCCTTGAAACGACTATTCGGATCAATTAGCAGTTGAAACTTCGGTTGTTCCGAAACTTTTACTGGTTCCCAGCCCTCACGCAACTTTGCGGAGATATTGCGGGGGTCAGCCGTATTCAGAGTGGAAGTACGAATCCATCTATACGTAAATCCCGCCTGCTTGTCCGGTTCAGGAAGCAGTTCCGCCGGTGCCCACTGCTTAGGACTCTCCAGCGTTGCACGGGTTTCAAGCTCACGTGTCAGTCGGTTGTTATCTTTATCAGCCATTATCTGTTCTCCAATTTGAGTACTTCGCGGGCATATTGCTCAGGTGTAAGTTTTAGCTTTTTTGACAACGCTAGTTGGGACGCTGTCAGCTTAATCTGCTTCGGAGCAGTACTGCGCTTGGCTGACGCCACGACTGTCGTGGCCTTACGCTGAGGTTTGGATTCAGCAGAATCTTCATCGTCGGCGCTGTTTGGAAACGCCTCAGGAAATCGTTTACGGATCGTATTCTCAATCCGCTGGTAGTAGTCATCAGTACCAATATATTGTTGGCCGTACTGTTGAGCTAACTTCTCGTGCAACCCGTAGGCTGCTTGCGTCATTTCGGGGTCTTTTCGGAACCACGCGCCATTACGCTCAGAAAAATCTACAAATTTCCAGTCCGGGGCAGATTTGGGCTGCTCCTGAATTTGTGGCAGTTTTACATCATTTTCTGCAATTTGTACAGTAGGTCTAAAGTTTTTAGCTTTATCCATCCTAAGTGTAGCTTCGGTCAAGCCCTGCTGCGCCTCGGTAATCTGGTCAGAATCCCCTGAATCGTAGGCTTCCCGATACTTCCGTTTAGCCATTTCAAGATCGGTTTCCGCAGCGTACTGCATGGTCGAGATATACTCTTTCTCGCCTGTGGCCATAGTAGCCCGGAGCTGCTTATTCTCTTCCAGAATCTGCTGAGCGATCCGTATAGCTTCCTGCTGCTCCCGTAGCGCGGCTTCCTTCTCCCTACGCTCGTCGTGGTAGACCTTTTTGAGCTGCTTCAGGCGTTCTTTTGCCTTCTCGGAATACTCTTCCAGCTCGTCTGCCTCAATCTGTTGCACCACTTCCTTGGGCATAGGCTTGTGGCCACGGTCGCTTTCGGGGGTGTCATCCTCGACCTCTATCTGTAGGTCAAAGTCGTCATCCTCGTCGCCCTTCATTGTGACTTTAGTCTCAATCTCGTCGGGGAATTTGAATTCTTGCTCGTCCATTCTGTTAGCCATTTGCTATCTCCCTATACCCTAGAAATGCCGCGTGGGTCTTGGACCACGGCTTCTACAGTGTCGTCGTTAATCAACCGGAACTCACGTCCATGAATTTTCAGGCGCGTACCGCTGTTTGGACGAGCTAGGACAAAATCACCCTGCTTACACCACGGCCCTGTCGGGAACCGCTTCTCGTCTTTATAGCAATCAGGTCCTAGTTTCACGACAAAGAAGACCGTACTCAGCACCTCTTCATAGTGCATCGTGGAGTCCGCTTTAATCAGTCCGCTTTCATACTTGTCCTCGACTTCAGGAATCGCTACAAGTATGTGATACCCCGACGGTTCGGGTAGCTGTCTAGCTTTGTCGTCTGCGTCTTGAGGCAGAACGGTTGCATCCAGTAAATCGGGGTTTGTGCCGATCAGGATTTCAGTCATCAAATTGCTCCATAGATTTTGCAAGGTCTAATAGGTACATCTCAACGGCGGTGAGACCTCGAATTTCACCGCACATATACTTATAGTCCTCGAAGGTTCTGGCTCCGCTGCTTGCGATTGCGTCAGATAGTTGTGCCCGACGTTCGCGTAATTCTTTCAGGACTAATCCAATAATCTTGTCGTTCATAATTCACCTTTTGTGGTCGGTGGTTTCTGTTGTGGTTTATTTCTGTTTTGCATTGCAGTCATACCAGCCTTGAAGCCTTCCGACTCCTGCTGACGTTCCATTTTCTCTTGGTCGCTTAGGCGTTTCATAGCCATGTTTGCACCGGCGATTTCCTTCTGTGCGTCGATGCGTTCTTTCTCGACCTCAATCTGAGCCATCTTCGCAGCGTTGTCTGCCTGATCTTTTGCGGCCTTGCGTTGCTGCTCGGCTTGCTTGATCTGAAGCTCTTGCATCTGCATTTGCACAACTGGGTCTTGCATCTGTTGCTGTGCCTGTTGCATTTGCGCTTCTTGCTGGTGCTGCTGCAGAATCTGCTGACTTGCTTGCGCTGCTTTCTGCGAGATCATGACCTCCATCTCTTTCGGGATGACCTGATCGTTGTCCTCGTTGTCCTCAGGTATCTGCATACCCATGGCCTGCTCGATCTGTTTGCGGTACTCATAACCCAAGTGCTCGTTGACGTGGGCCATCATTGCAGCTTGCAACATCTGAGCTTGCTGTGGGTCCTGACCTACTAACGCTTGAATCTTCGGGTCTTGCATCGTAGCCATATGGACTGTTATGTGCGCTTGGTGGTCCTGATACATGAACGCCTTAACCGGTTTGCCTTTCAAGATGTTTTGATTCTCAGAGACTGGGTCACGCGGGCGAATGTCATCTTGCATCGGCACAAGCTTTGCGTAGTTCTTAATACCAAGCACGTCCAACATCTGACGGTGAAGAAGTGGCAGGTCATACAACTGTGGTGCTGTTTGAGCTAGTTGCAGTGCTGCCTGATACTGCACAACCTTCTGACTCATTGTCGCTGCGTTTGGATCAGAGACAGGAATCACATCTACTTGGTCGTAGTCAGACTGCTTTGCACGACGATTGCCTTGTACTGGCTCGTAGTTGTACTCTTCTGGGGTGTAGTCACGGATGATTGCTTTCAACAGTCGCAGCTCTTCATGCAGTGCGTAGTGCACTCGAGCTTGAACCGCCGACATAACCTTTAACGTGCGTTCCAGAATAGCCAGCGTAGTACCTACCGGCGAGTTTGCAGACATATCCGCTACCTTCATATCCGCAGCAGAAGCAAACCGACGGCCCTCGTCGATAATCTGGTTCATCAGACTAGCGAGAACTTGGCTTGGTTCTTTATACGGCAGGGGTAGGATATTGTCCCGAATAGAACCGGACGGCACATCAACATCACGGAACTCGCCGGGTGAGATGGGCGTATCATCACCTTTAATACGAAGACCGCGAGACTTGAGACCGCCGGGGAGATTTGACAGAGTGCCTGCATCGACAAGCTGTCGTAGGATTGAGGTGCCGCTCTTAGCAAACGCACCAATTAAGTGGATCAGACCAAAGCAATAGAATCCGAAGCCGGGGATGTAGCCGTAGTGGACAAAGTGATTGCGCTTCTCTTTCAGCTTGTCGTCGGGTTCCCAGTTGCGACGAATTGCTAGAACCTTTTGGCTCGACTTGTCTACTGTGACGATGTAAGGCAGCGCTATACCTGTCTCACCACCTTTCTTATCTGTGTCCTCGTAGCCGGACAAGTCCAAATCCACGTTGATCTCATACAGACGATAGCGACTGTCAGTAGTCGCACGGAAGCCCATCTTCTCAGCAATCTTCTTCTCTACATCATCCAGAGTATTAGTAGGTTCACCAAGATCAATGTCACGATAGAAGCCATCAACCTGCAGCTTCCTGATCTCGTTCTCGGTCTTACGCATCACATGTGTGATTCGCTCAGAAGTCTTAAGGGATGACGCACCGTAGGGCACCACTATGTCCTCTGCGGGTACGAAAATAGAGGTTTGACGACCCATAGCTGGATCGAAGTACACTTTCTTGAACGCATTACCAGCAAGACCCAAGCCCCACAACATACGCTCGTGCTCAGGACGGAACTCAGGCATCTCTTCCGTCAGGCGGTAATTCATGTCATCTTTGACTCGCTCAGCTGCTTCTTTCTTCTCAGGAGTCTCCTTACCGATAATTTTTGTCTTAACCGGCCCAGCAGCAGGGAATGTTTCCATGATCGTTTCCGACTGGAACTTGACGATTGCTTCTGAGAGAAGAGGGTGTGTAACTCCGCAAGCACCTGCCCAAGGTTCTGTCCGCTCTTCTAGCTTCATACCCAGTAGATCAAGACCATCGACGTATGTCTGTATCCAGTCTTTGCGAGATGAAAGGTCGTCCTCAACCGCATCAATCAATTCAGACGCCAGAAGTGACAGCTCGTTCTCGTCCATGAACTCAGCGAGGTTTGCATCGAAGTCCTCGTCGGTTGGCTCACCTTTCTTAATGTCGATCTCTAGTCCATCGACATCAATCTCTACAGACTCTGGGTCCTCAATAGTGATCTCCATGTCCGGTTCATCCATCGCAGCCTCGTCTAACCCGACCGGTGCTGCGTATAAGCCTTTATCAATTGCCATAATTTGCCCTTAGTAGTATGCCGCTTTTCTATTAGACTTGAAGAACCTAGGCTCGTCTGGCTCGTCGGAGTCCAGCCTGATGAACCCCCCAGACCTGAACCGCATCAATGCAAGTGTGGTCGCATCAACCAAGTCGTCATGCTCGCCCGCTGGGAAGCTCGCTATCTCATCCACCAACTCCTCAGCCCACCGAGTCTCAGGCACCCAGACCTTGCCGGATGCTATTAAGTCCGAGACCGAATTCAGTCTACTTATCTTGTCGTTGCCCTTTGACGGGGTGTACTCCTGCACAGGTATGCCCATAGCCCTGAACTCATATATAAGAGGCGCACCAGTAGCTTTTTTCTCAATCAGAATGCTATCAGGTTGCCAGTCTTTATAGTGTTCAAACGCTGTCTTTTTTAACTCTATCCATTCCATGCGCTGCTTGAACGCATTTAGCAAGATGATATTAGGCTGGTCGTTGTCGTCCGGGTTGTACCAGATGCCCCACGTCGTACAAGCACTATAGTCGGCCCGCGTGTTCTTTTCAAACGCCGTATCCCACGTCTGGAGCACATAGTCACATGGCGGCGGGTCCTCTTTCTCCCAGACCTTCCACCACTCCCGCTTCACAATAGCCGAGTTGTCCGATGTCGGCTGCTGCTGGTACTGAGCCATCCACTTGCCGTTAGGCAGTTCAGCTCTAAGCTTCTCCAGCTCTACCAGACTCCAGAACTCAGGCCACAGCGGGTTGCCACTAGGCATAATTGCCGGAAACTCAATGACTTCCCAGTCGTCCCCGCCCCTAGACGCCGCGCTCTTTATCACCTGCCCGGTAAGATCGCGTAACGACCACCGAGTCATAACCACAATAATGGCCCCGCCCGGCTGGAGTCGCTGACGTGGACCTGATGTATACCATTCGTACGTCTTGTCGTAGATGTCAGGGTTCACCTGAGCAAGGGCTGCTTCCTGTTCCGAGTGTGGGTCGTCAATAATAAGCAGGTCAGCACCTTTACCGGTCACCGCACCGCCTACACCGATAGCAAAGTAGTCGCCACCCTTACTAGTATTCCACCGCCCTGCCGCTTTTGAGTCCGCAGACAGGACAAGATTCGGGAAAATGTTGTGATAAACCTCAGAATCGACCAGATTTCGCACTTTTCGACCAAAACCTACCGACAATTCAGCAGTATGGGCGGTCTGAATGACCTTTTTATGCGGAAACCTACCCAAAAACCACGCTGGAAGCAGGTAAGACGCAAACTCTGACTTGGTATGACGAGGTGGCATGTTGATTATGAGCCGTTTTAGCTCGCCGTTTGCCACTCGCTCGAACGCATTAGCCATTATTGCGTGGTGTCTACCCCCAATAAACGTCGGCCACACCTCATTTACAAAGCTTAAGAACTTTTCCTGAGCCTGCTCTTTACGTCTTAGGACTTGTAAAGCATCCAGTTCGTACAAAAGCTGCCGCTGCTCCTGCTCAGACAATAAAGGCAGGATCTTCGGTATGTCTTTTAACGAAATGCTATCAAGTAGGCTCGGTGTCGTCATCGGTGCTTGGGTTTGGATCAAGCTCAACTGCGGGTTCATCACGTGGATCAGGGTCAGCCACACCTAGTTCATCTTCTAGGCTGTCTGCAATAGGGGTTATGTCTACGATCTCAGCGTTCAGAATACGTTTAATGCGTTCTTTAATAGCTATCTCTAAGTCGTCTGAGGATTTGTGAGTAATTGTAATCTCGCTGCGCTCTGTGAAAAGCCCAATGTCGCTGTGCTTGCCTAGCAATTCCAAGGCTTTTAGCTCGTAGCGTGGGTCGCCACAGTTGGCGATTTCCATCAGTTTTGCCGATATGGCACTGCGCACTTCTGCCGCATCTGCGGCTACCCGGTTGGCATATGTCTTTAGAAACATAGCTGCAGCGAAGGCCGTGTTGGGCTGCTGCAATTCTTTAGTGGCTTTCTTGCGGGCCTTGAACAGCTCGACCGTTTTGTCTATGTCGTCTGTGTCTATCTCTATAGATGCACCCAGTTCAGATAACAAGTCAGCCGTATTTGCGGCGACGACTACGCTGTCGTGGAAGTTTTGGGCTTCCTCTGGCGCGGTTGCATAGGGTATAGGGTGCCCTTCTGTTGGCTCAATATTAACCATGCGCGGGTTATAGCATGTGGGGGCCTAGTTTGTAAAGGAGGTTGGGACTCCTACCGGGGGGTGTTTCGCTATACGCAGTTTGCTAGCTATGTGCGTTTTTTATATAGGGGGGTGG